GGAAAAATATCCTTGTAGTTGTACCAACGACATCTCTGGTAGAGCAGATGCATAAGGACTTCGTGGAATATGGATGGGACGCTGATTCATATTGTCAAAGAATATATGCTGGTAGAGATAAAGAGGCAAGTGCTCCTGTTGTTATTACTACCTGGCAATCTATCTATAAACTTGATAAGAAATATTTTGAACGATTCCAAGTTGTTATTGGGGATGAGGCTCATTTGTTTAAGGCAAAGTCATTGACACAAATCATGACAAAACTTCATTTAGCGAAATATAGATTTGGTTTCACTGGCACATTAAGTGGTACACAAACTCATAAATGGGTACTTGAAGGCTTGTTTGGTCCATCTTATAAAGTTATTCGTACTGATGAACTGATGGATAAGGGTTATCTAGCAAAATTACAGGCAAAGATTCTTTTATTAAAACATGACGAAATGAAGTTCACTTGCTATCAAGATGAAATAGATTATTTAATTAGTCATGATCGTAGAAATAATTTCATAAAAAACTTAGCATTAGATTTAAAAGGAAACACTTTGGTTCTTTTTGCTAGAGTAGAAGATCATGGTAAGATACTTTACGATAAGATAAATAATGATAAGGATGGAGATCGCAAGATCTTTTTTATCCACGGTGGTATAGATGTTGATAATCGTGAAATCTGTCGGTCTATTACTGAGGAAGAGGAAAATGCAATTATCGTTGCGTCTTATGGTACTTTCTCTACTGGTATTAACATTAAGCGGTTGCACAACATCATCTTTGCGTCGCCTAGTAAGTCCCGTATTAGAAACCTCCAGTCAATTGGTCGAGTACTCAGAAAAGGTAAGGGGAAAGTGAAAGCAGTATTGTATGATATTGCTGATGACTGTACATACAGATCAACAAGAAACTATACTTTAAATCATCTCATTGAAAGAATTAAAATCTATAAAGAGGAAAATTTTAACTATGATATGATAACCATTAATTTAAGGGGTAAGAAATTATGAACGAAGAAGACGAATTTTATAGCAGTATTAAGTTAGTTACTGGAGAAGAACTTTTTGCTATAGTAACTACTGACCCTGAAGCACCAAATAAATTAATACTTCAAGATCCAGTTGTTATTCAAGTAATACACGGAGCACGAGGGTCGTTCGTAAGAGTAGAACCTTGGTTACATATTCCTAATGATGATTTCTATTTTATAGGAATGGATAAGGTTGTTACAATGACAGAGATTGATGAATCACACGATATGATTGAATATTATTGTAATTACTTATCTGATAAACTAGAACAGAAATATGGTCCTGTATTTAAAAAAGGAAAAAGGATCCGCCCGTCCGAAAAAATGGGGTATAAAGGAACCGTTAATGATGCTAAAAGAAAATTAGAAGAAATATTTGCTCTAGACCATGAAGAAAATAAAACAGTAGGAATAGCAACAGATGCTTAGCTACAGTTCTCCTGAACTTCGACAAAGTTATTCTAAAGGCGATTTGATCTTTTGTCAAGCTGTGCTATAATACCTATATGAGAAACCATTCATATGCCTAGAAAAAGATCCGATCATTATGTGAATAATAAAGAGCTTCTAGAGGCAATGGTTGTCTATAGAAAGAAGTGTGCTATTGCCAAAGAGAAAGGTCAAGATCCTCCTCGCATCAGTAATTACTTAGGTGATTGCTTTTTAAAGATAGCAACACATTTATCATATAAACCAAACTTCGTGAACTATATGTTCAGAGAAGATATGATTGGTGATGGAATAGAAAATTGCGTACAGTATATTCATAACTTTAATCCAGCAAAGTCTAGTAACCCCTTTGCTTATTTTACTCAGATCATATATTATGCATTCCTTCGTAGGATTCAGAAAGAGAAGAAGCAGTTAGAAATTAAAACTAAAATAATAGAGAAGACAGGATATGATCAAGTTATGGTAGTTGAAGAGGGTGCAGGAGGAAGTGCTTCTGATTATAATACTATTAAAGATAACATCCAGTATCGTAATTCAAACAGATAACAATGGCAATTTATGATGATGTAAAGATCACTATTAATCTTAATGAGTTGGTAGAGATCAGAGCGAAACTTATTTCTCAATACGAGGATTATTCAGAAAAAGTATGTAAGGGTGAGTACTTAGACGGTGGTGACATCGATAAGATTGCTACTAAGTTAAGAGAAACTTTAACATGGGATACTCTTTATCAGATGATAGATGATTGTATCTTAGATTACTTGGGTATGAAAGAAACTCATTATGGAGAGATTCAACCTGAACCTGGTCGTGAAGCATATTTGAATCAGATAGAAAAGAATAAGAAGCAATTTGAGATGGTTGATTTAGTATCTCCATCATGGACTATCCAAGTACCAAGGAGGATTAAATGAATTATGTTGGATTAGAAGTTGTTTTTTGGACAACTCTTACAATTTACATCTTAATAAAGTTAGGTGCATTTAAAAAATGAGATTAACACAAGAAGTCATTGACAAAATCCAGATAGCAATGACTCACAAAAAAATGAATGGTGAGACTAACTGGAAAGATGGTGATGAAATAGATGTTTGTTTAGGTGGAACCTTTGCAGGAGACAAATTTATTAGTATAATAAACAGAACACGCAGCAACACCACAAAGAAATGACAGATGAATTATTGAAAATGCTTAAGGAGAAAGCCTATAAGAAAGGAGAGTTTCTTCTTTCTTCTGGTAATCTTAGTGAGCACTATATTAATTGTAAACCAGTTATTCTTAGTGGAGAAGGACTAACATTAACCAGTTATTGTTTACTTGAATTAGTAGAAAAAGATTCTGTAGCAGTAGCTGGACTTACGCTAGGAGCAGATCCATTAGTTAGTGGTGTTGCTATGGCATCTACAGATTCTGATTATTTCTCTACTCTTGATGCTTTAATTATTCGTAAAGAACCTAAAGGTCATGGAACTGCATCTCAAGTAGAAGGTCCATTGCCACCAAAAGGAAGTAAGATTACTGTATTGGAAGATGTTGTTACTACAGGTGGTAGTTCGATTAAGGCAGTCAGAGTTCTTAGAGATATGGGATATAAAGTAAATCGTGTTATAAGCATCGTAGACAGGCAGGAAGGTGGGTTAGAAGCAATGGAAAGGGAAGGACTAGAATTGTATAGTATATTTTCTATAGGAGATTTTGTATGAGGGATTATATATTATTTGGTGATTGTCGTGACTCGCTCAAGATAATTGCAAATGAACCAGAAAAGGCACGGATGTGTGTCACTTCTCCACCTTACTATGGTCTAAGAGACTATGGTGGAGAAGATTCACAAATAGGCTTAGAACAAACTCCAGAAGAGTTTATAGACGAGCTAGTTAAAGTATTCAGGGAGGTGAAAAATGTGCTCACAGATGATGGAACTTGTTGGGTTAATCTTGGCGATAGTTACTATAATTACAGACCTGGAAGGGGACAAGGACTGGCAAAACAGACAGTCTCAAATACTAAACAAGACCTACCAGATGTGTGTCCTCGCAGAGGAAACAGACTCGACGGAATTAAAGAAAAAGATTTAATTGGTATTCCTTGGATGTTTGCTTTTGCAATGAGAGCAGATGGTTGGTATCTAAGGCAAGATATTATATGGCATAAACCTAATCCAATGCCAGAATCAGTTAAGGATAGATGTACTAAGTCACACGAATATATCTTCCTTTTTAGTAAAAGTAAAAATTATTTTTATGACAACGAATCAATCAAAGAACCAGCAAAAGACTGGGGAACAAGAGACAGATCAAAAGGAAAGTACCACAACGAAGGAACAGGACTCCAACCGCATTCGGGTCTTACAAAATCATATCCAACAAAGAATAAAAGATCTGTCTGGTCGGTAACAAACAAACCATATAAGGGTGCTCACTTTGCAGTATTCCCACCTGATCTTATTGAACCATGTATCAAAGCAGGAAGTGAAAAAGGTGATATTGTTATAGATCCTTTTATGGGATCAGGTACAACTGCTATGGTTGCTAAATCATTAGGCAGAGACTATTGGGGTTGTGAATTACACGAAGGATATGGTAGTCTAATAGAAGATCGTATTAATTCTAGACAAGGTACATTAGAGGAGTTCTTATGAAGATCGGAATTATAACAGATCAGCATTTTGGTGCTAGAAAGGGTAGTACACACTTTCACGAATACTTTCAAAAATTTTATGACGACACTTTCTTTCCTGCGATTGATCGAGAGGGTATCACGACTCTTATCGATATGGGCGACACTTTTGATAATAGGAGAAGCATTGATCTCTGGTCTCTTAAATGGGCTAAAGAAAATTATTTTGATAAGTTGCGAGATAGGGGGATTGCTGTATACACTATTGTTGGGAATCACACTGCGTACTACAAAAATAATAATACAATTAATACAATTGATCTACTTTTACGAGAATATAATAATATTATCCCTATCAGAGACACTGCTGAATATACAATTGGAGGAACTAAGTTCCTCTTCCTTTCCTGGATAAACAAGGAAAATGAAAAGATGATGATGAAAAAGATCAAAGCATCTAAAGCAAAAGTTGCTTGTGGTCATCTGGAGTTGAATGGGTTTTCTCCTTATAAAGGATTCCAACAAACAAGAGGATATGATATAGATCTATTGAATAAATTTGATAGAGTTTTTAGTGGACATTATCATACTAGAAGTAATGATGGTAAGGTATTTTATCTTGGAAATCCATATGAAATTTATTGGAATGATGTAGAAGATGATAGAGGTTTTCATTTCTTTGATACTGAGACTTATGAATTAGAATCAATTAATAATCCTCATCGCATGTACTATAATGTTTATTATGAGGATACACCACATCAGACTTTTAATGCTACAGAATTGAAAGGAAAGATAGTAAAAGTAATTGTTAAGAAGAAGTCTAAACCAAAATTATTTGAGAAGTTTATTGACAAAATACATTCTTCTAATGTTGAAGAATTGAAGATAGTTGAGAACTTTGATTATAACAATGGTTGGCTTCATGGAGATGATGATGTTGATGTGAGTGAGGAAAACACTCTTTCTATTTTGAATACATATATTGATGAGTCTGAAGATGCCTTGGATAAATCTCGTGCCAAGGATATGTTTAAAATTTTATATGCACAAGCTTCGGAAGTCGAGTAATGTTTTTACTTACAGAAAAAAATGCAAAAGAAGAAGGAGCTTATGCTGTAAAGGATAAGATGGGAGACAAAGTTCTCTTCATTTTTATGGAAGAAGATGATGCCCAGAGGTATTGCCAACAATGTCAAGACGATCATGGGGTTCA